TTCGGAGATGTTAAGCCCGAGGGATTCGCATTTGGCTTTGCGGCGGAGGAACGTCTGGATGACATCTTCCTCTTCCTCTTCGGCGCGGAGGCCTTGCATGTTGTAAAAGCGAGTGGGCGAGATGTGGCCCTTGTCGAGTTGTTCGCTGTAGGCGCGGGCGTCGCGGCCCGAGTCAACGGTGATCTTGCGTGGGGCGAGCCATTCGTGACGCCACCAATCATCACCAGGGTAATCCAATCGCCCGGCTTGGATTTCATGCCAGAGCCAATACTTGTAATAAGGGCGGCAAAACTGATCGATGACCATTTGCTGGAGTCGCTCTAGGAAATTCTGCGTGACCTCGAGCACGGCGCGTTGCTCTGTGCCTCCGAGTCCGACATTGACCAACATGGCTTCGGGTGGGAGGCCGATGGCGAAGGCGACATCTGAGCGGAGCGCACGCATTACAGCTTCGTAAGTCTGGCCGGGTATGTCGTTTTTAAAGGCTTCGAGCTTTTCGCCTGGCTTGAGGCGGGGCAAGAGGATGCCGTTCGGAAGGTCGCTTGTGGAGAGGTCGCCGACTTCGTTGCTGGTAGATTTAAATCCTGACCCAAGTCCGATCTTGGCGACTTCGGAGGAGGTGACCATGTAGCCGATTTGAGATCCCGCTTTGTAGGCTCCCTTGACGAATCCGTTGATTTCGGAAATATCGCGGAGGTTGGCGCATGCGGAGTGCAGCCATGAGACGCCACGGGGTTGTCCGTGACGGCGGATGTGGCGGAAGTGTAGCACCTGATCGGCGGCGATATCTTGGCCGTCAATCATGTAAGCTGAGGGCGCACCGAATGGGTCGAGGCGCACGCCGTCATGAATAAACTCGTCGGTGTTTCCAAAGGAGTTGATGCCGCCGATGGCCTCGCCACCAATGAAGCGGACGCGGGATGCGTTCTCTTTTGTCGTAAGAAATTGGGCGAAAAAATCACCATCGATGGCGACTTGTCGAAGGATGAGACTTTGCGCGGTGTAAAAATTGACCTGTGCGCCGGCGTCGAATGCCCATGCCTCGGCGCAGTTGCGATCTTCAAAATACTGGTCAACCTTTTTGTTCCACGCGAGATTCGAGGTTTTCGGCTGGACGACAATGCCTGTGCCGATAGCACGCTGGGCAAGATGCTCTACGATGTAGGTCGCCTGCGGTGCGTTATTGTAAAGCCAGCGAGCGAGTCGCAGGATCTCCATGCGCGAGGTGGGCGTGAGTTCGCGCTTGGGGTCGGTGGTCGGCATCCATATGTAGCCGCGATTCAGCGAGGGTTGAGCGGCTTCAAACGCGGCGGCCTTGGCTTCTGGCTTGCGTGGGCGTCCGGCCCCTGGGCGCAATCCGCCCCGCTTTGATACTTTGATTTCGCTTTGATTTATCGACACGCCCCAGCGGGCTTGTCAAACGCAGGTGCCGTATCGGCTCCGGTCTGCGATATCAAAAAGCTGCCTGCCAGTCGGGCCTTCGTTGAGGATCTCTTCGACGGCTTGGAGTAGCAGCCACTTGGGAAATGAGATCGTGCCGGATGTGCCTGTGCCGTCAGTCGAGAGTGAGGTGATGACGACTTCCTCGGTTGCGCTGGCAAAGGTTGCAAGCGCGAGGGCTTCAAGTTCCACCGTGGTCTTGGTGCGGCGGAGGAAAGCTTTTACGCCTGTCATTTTGTCGAGGTCGGACATGACCTCGGCGGGGTGTCAAAAAGAAAAACCCGCCGTGGTGCGCTTCGTGGAGAGGCGTGGCGGGTGTTGTTGGCTTTGCGGGCGAGTCAAATGCGGTCGGCTATATACTTTCCGCGAGACTGCTGACCTCGCTGGGCAAGGCGCATGGATGCTAGCGCTGCGGGTGTGTTTATGAAGCGCCGCCCCTGATTCAGTTTTTTAAAACATGCCAAGCGATGTGGCAGAGCTTGAGTGCGTCCATGTAGTGATCCTGTGCGACGGATTTCCATATCAGCTCGGTTCCGCTCGCGGTCTTGCGGGGGACGAGTCGCTGGCCTCCGAGGCCTCGGAATAATTCGTTGGTGGAATCCGCCGGCAACTTGAGCGGCGGGTGAGCGTTGCGGATGCGGTCGCTGAATAGCTCGGTTTTTATGGCGTGGTCAACGTAGGTGTACAAGACGACGCCGGGGAAGTCGGGAAGGACGGTGCGTGAAATCTTCGATCCGAATGTGGCACCGGACCCCTTGCCTGCGTGCCAGAATCCGCCGGACGATTGGCAGGCGGTGTAGACTCGGAAGGTGGCGAAGCCGGAATCCATAAGCCCACACTCGGGGGAGACCTCGGCACCGGATGGCGTGCGGTAGCTGCGGCGCGGTGAGTCTTCGAGGAGATCCTCGATGGCGAGCGTTGTCCCGTAGTCGAGGACGTAGGATGCGCCGACGGCATCGAAGGCGACGGTGACCCAGTGCTGTTTGTCTTGGCCGATGTCCGCGCAAGTGACGACGTGCGAGGGCTCGATAGGGCACGTCCCGCGTTGATAGTCTCCGCGAAGGGCGAGGATGTTGGTCTCGCCGATGCTGGTCTCGATTTGTTCCCACGGCATGGCCATGGTCGAGTTGGTGAAATCTTGGAGGCCGTTGATCGTTCCCTTGTCGCGCAAGAATTTGATGGCGAGGGCGCCGAATGTGCAGGATCGCCAGGGGGCGTAGAGGCTGTTTAGGTGGAATGATCGGAATCCACGCTGGGCGGCGGGGTTGGTGGATTGCCATTTACCCTCGGCGAGCATTTCCATTTTCTGGCCGTCGTTGATTTTTGCGCTGCACCGCTGGCATAGGTAATGCGCGGACTCTTCGACGCGGGCCATGTTCCATTTCCCTTCTTCCTTGGCGGTGGCGTCCCACTTGACTTGCTCCCAGAGGAGCTCGATGCGCTCGTGGCAATGCGGACACTCGAGCATGAATTTTTCCTGTGTACCTTTGAGATATTCCTGCCAGATCGCGCCGTCGGGCGTGGTGGGTGTAGAGGTCTTGACTCTGAGCGCACCCACGAATGACTTCGTGCGGTTCTCGGCGAGGAAAAGGGCGGAGGTTTCGGAGTCGGTTTCCCTGGCGAACTTGTCAACTTCATCCATTAAGAGGAGGCCGGCGGGACGGCTGGCGAGATTCGCGGGGGAGTTGGAACCGACGAAGACGAGCGAGCACCGGCTGAAATGCTGCTCAAGGTTTTTGAATTTGTGGCGGTCGCTGGGGATTTGATCGCGGAGCGTGGCGCTGTCCTCAAATAGCGGAAGCCAGCGTGTCTCGGAGAAGGATCGGGCGAGGCCTTCGGTGGGCATGACCCACACGACCGGCTGCGGTTTGTTGACAATCCGCCATGCCGTGCCTGCTTGGACCATCGTGGTCTTGCCGGTCTGCGTTCCGAATACAAGCACAAGGTCGGAGACGTCTACATCGCCGAAGCACTCAAGCGGATCGCGGAGGTAGGGCGTCATGTTGCAAGAAAACGCGCCCGGCATCTGGGTTTGCCTTTCTGACAAGATCACTTCGTCTTCGCTCCATTCGACAACGGATCGGCGATCAATCGGCGCGTAGATCGAGCGGAGGTGTTCTCGGAGGGCTTCGGCGGCGGGGGTCATATAGCCTGGCGGATGAGGGCGGTGAGTTTGTCGATCCAATCGCCGATGGTTTTTTCGATGGATTTTTGAGGTTGGCCGTGGAGCCGGGGGGCGAGGGTCTTGGCGGCGACCTCGAGGGTTTGGCGCACGGCGATGTGCGGACGTCCCGTAATGTCCCGAGCTTCGTCGAAAAATAAGAGAATGCCTTCGTCGCGTTGCCATTCTTTGAAGTCGCGCTCGGCTTTGTGGCGGTTGTTCCGGCTGGCGATGTAGACGGCGTTGGCTTTGCGGATATCTTCGATGCTGCCGCCGTTGCGTTTGCAAACAACGAGTTCGTTGTAGCCCACTTTCTCAGCGAGCCGGGCGCGGCGGAGGGATTGGCGGGGCGTGTTGTCTTCGTCCTCGGGCTCGGGGTCGCTATGGCGAGGAGGTGGGACGGCGTCAATCGGCGGGGGAGGAACTGGCAGAGGTTCGGCTACCTTTGAGACTCTCGGAGGTTCGGCGACCTTCGGTAGTTTCGGCGCCGGGGGGGTCTCGCCTCGCTGGCCACGCTTGGCGCGGGGCGGGGCGTTGGTCTCCCGCCACGCTTGGGCGGCGTCCACCGAGTTGGTCGGCATCCCCTTCTTGACGAGGCGCGACACTACCGACTTGTCGATTCCCAAAATGTTGCTCAGTTCCGTGACGCCCACGCCCTATGCAACGTGTCAAAACTATGCAACACTCAGAAAAACACCGAGCGTCTGGTCAAACTGCTAGAATCCACAGACTTAAAAAGATTCCTTATAGCCCCCCCCTCATACCTTGGCGAGGAGTTCGCGGACTCGCTTGGCCTCGCGCTCCATTGGCTCGAGGAGTTCGAGTGCGCGGTTGAGCCGGTCCTTGTCCCACCCTTGGATCTCGTCCGACATCTTGCGCTGCCCCAATATG